ATGGCGCAACGGTAACCACCGGGCTACCTGCTACTGACGCATTTATTGCATCGGTGGATTGGAACGAATACACGGCGGCGGTTTAAATGTCATTGCTCCTACTATTCCGCGCGGGTGGTGGGGGCGCAGCCGGGGTTAACGCCGCTATTGCTGGCCAGCTCCTTGGCTATGGTTTTGGGTTACTCCCCGGTGCTTTGGCCGCTAGCAGTGCCATAACTGGGCAAGTGCTCGGCCACAGCATAGCATTGCTGCCTGGTGCGCTTTCAAACGCCGCTGTCATCAACGGTCAGGCCCTGAGCTACACGCAGACCCTGCTACCCGGCACAATGGCAGCAACAGGTGCAATCTCTGGCCAGACGCTTGGCCACACTATGGCCGTACTCACCGGCGCGCTGTCTGCCAGCTCAAGCATGGCGGGGGCGCTGCAAACCATAACGCAAAGCCTGCTACCCGGCGCGCTGAGCGTGAGCGCAAGCGCGTCAATCAGCGGCCAAGTGCTGGGCTACAGCTACGGCATCATTGGCGGTACGCTGACGGTGGGGGGTGGCGTTGGCCCCGGCTCCGGTGTATCATTCGTGCGTCGTCAATACCCCCGCCGCGTCGTGCGGCAATAACTGGAGTACCCCCATGCGTGAGCCAACTATGCTTTACAAATTCCCCGGCACCGAGCAGCTACAAGATGGCAAATATGCTCTACTGACTGTTGATGCTGATGATGTGGCCGCACATACCGCCGATGGCTGGAGCACTACCCCCGCCGCTGCAAAGGCTGCTCACGAGGCCGCGCAAGCCGCCGCCGTAGAGTCCGCAAAGAACGTGCCCCCAACCCGCGCCGAGTTGGAGCAGAAGGCCCGCGAGCTGGGCATTGAATTCAAGGGTAGCCACGGTGATGCGACCCTTGCCAAGCTGATTGAAGACAAACTGAAAGCCTAACGTGAGCTGGACTAAGCGCGAGTTGATCAACGAGGCCTACGGCGAACTGTCGGTAGCAGGGTACAACTTTGACCTTACCCCGGATGAAATGCAAACCGGGCTGCGCCGTCTCAATACCATGATGGCGACGTGGGACGCGCAGGGCATTAAGACGGGCTATTCCATGGGGTCAAATGCCAACGGGCTGGACTTGGATGATGATTCTGGAATCAGCGACGCAGCGCACGAAGCCGTGTTTATGAGCCTGGCCATCCGCTTAGCGGGCGGGCTTGGCAAGGTGCTACCGTCTAATACGCTGGTGATTGCAAAACAGGCCTATGACGCGCTGCTGATCGCCGCCGCGCAGCCAAGCAAACAGCAATACCCGCAAGGCTTGCCCGTAGGCGCGGGGAACCGCCGCTTTCGCCGCAACAGCCCATTTTTTTCACCGCCCGATACCTCGGTGGTGCGCAACGCAAATAACGGCGATTTAGCCATACAGGGAGCCTAGCATGGGCATTCGAGATTTACCCAGCACCGACGCAGTGACCGCAAGTGATGGCATTGCCATTTACTCGGTCAACGCGGGCGCTGATCGCCGCCTACCATTCAGCGTTTTGGCCGCTGCCATCCAAGCGCTGATTACGGGAACAAGCCGTCAGGAAACGCAGTATTTTGCGCCGAGCGCCACGGGCTGGGCCGTAACCGTATCCCCCACGCTAAACGGCAACAACGTATTTTTGCTGGTCACGCCGACCGCCGGATTTGCCGCAGGCACAATCACGCTGCCATTGCAGACCCAGGCGCAGCATGGGCAAACTGTAGAGATAGCCAGCACGCAAGCCGTGACAGCGCTCACGGTGGCAGGCAACGGCGCAACGGCGGTCAACGGCGCTCCTGCCGCGCTGACCGCCGACAGCTTTTTTAAACTGCGATACGACGGCGTTTTAAAGTCGTGGTATCGCGTAGGCTAAGGAGGCCACAACATGACCGCAAGAGCACCATTTAGCCCGCATTATGGCGTGGCCCAGACCATTGCCGTAACTACTGCATCGCAAAGCGTTTCTGTCGGGCGGGAGAATAAAAATCTGTGCCTGTCAAACACCGGGGCCGCTGTGTGCTACGTGCGCACGGGCACGGGAGCGCAGACCGCTACAGCCGCAGATTACGCGGTGTTGCCGAACTCTCAGGTTGTGATCACCAAAGACCACGACTCCGACCAATTGGGCGTGATTGGCGTAGCCGTTACCACCTTGCACGTCATGCCGGGCGAAGGCTGGTAGGCCATGAAAATACCGCTCCTAAGCGGCATCTACGCCAGTACCACGCCGGACTACCGCACAAAGTACCCGCGCAATCTAGTGCCCGTACCGCACCCGCAAGGCATATCAGCGGGCAACTTTGTCCCCGCTGATGGAATCGCGCTGTTTGGCACCGGGCCGGGGATAGACCGGGGCGGCATCATGTGGAACGGCATCATGTACCGCGTGATGGGCACCAAGCTGGTGACCGTGAGCAGCGCGGGCGTTGTGGCCGAGATTGGCGATGTGGGCGGCTCCGGTCAGGTCACTATGGATTACAGTTTTGACCGCTTAGCCATTGCCTCAAGCGGGTCACTTTACTACCTTTTCGGCGGTGTGCTGTCTCAAGTCACAGACCCCGACTTGGGCACGGTCAACGATGCCTTGTGGATTGACGGGTATTTTTTGACCACCGACGGCACAAGCATTGTGCAAACCGAGCTGCTAGACCCGGCCAGCGTCAACCCTTTGAAGTATGGCAGCTCAGAAGCCGACCCTGATAAAGTGGTTGCGCTTATCAAGCTGCGCAATGAACTGTACGTGCTGAACAGGCACAGCATTGAGGTATTTCAAAACGTGGGCGGTAGCCTGTTCGCATTTGCCCGCGTGCCCGGGGCGCTCACGCCCAAGGGCTGCATCGGCACTTTCGCTTGCTCTCTTTACCTCGGCTCAATCGCATTCTTGGGATCGGCACGCAACGAGGCCCCGGCAATTTGGCTTAACTCCAATGGGGACGCGCAGAAATTGAGCACCCGAGAGATTGATATTGTGCTCTCGGGCTACACCGAGGTGCAGCTTGCCGCCGTAGTAATGGAAACACGCGCCCACAAGGGGCAGCAGCACCTCTATGTGCACCTACCCGATCAGTGCCTTGTGTACGATGCCGCTGCATCACAAATCGCACAACAACCCGTTTGGTTTCAGCTCACAAGCAGCATCGAAGGACTGGGGCAGTACCGCGCTAAAAACTTCACTTGGGCTTATGACCGCTGGCTATGCGGCGACCCTACCACCAGCAACATCGGGGCTATGGTAGAGACGGACAGCTTGCACTATGGCGCGGTAACGGGCTGGGAGTTTGGCACGCAGTTTGTGTACAACGAAGGCAACGGAGCCATCGTGCAAAACCTCGAACTTATTGCATTAACGGGCAGCGCAAAGTTTGGCGCTGAACCTGTCGTGTGGGTAAGCTACAGCAACGATGGTGTGACTTGGAGCCAAGAACACCCGTGCAACGTTGGCAGGCTCGGAAAGCGTGACCAGCGCATCGCATGGCGTGGCATGGGCCGCATGAAAAAGCAGCGCACATTCCGTTTCCGTGGCACTAGCGATGCGCACATTGCAATAGCGGCCTTGGAGGCCATGCTGGAGCCAACAAATGGCTAGAGTCGTCACACAGACTAAGCCCATCCCGCGCAACCAACTGTCCAAGATCACGGACAACCACCGGGCCATGCGGGTATTTGAAGGGCTGGCGCAGGATGTCGGCAAGACTCTACCGGATCAGGCAAACGAGCAAGACGCTACTATTACCGCCCAGGCCGCCACGATAGTTGCAATGCAGGGCATCATCGATGCGCAGGCGGCGGCGATAACGGCGCTGAACGTGGCCGTTGCGCTAAAGGCTCCATTAGACAGCCCAGCGTTTACGGGCACGGTAAGCGGCATCACTAAGGGGATGGTTGGCTTGGGCAGCGTGGATAACACCAGCGATGCGGACAAGCCCGTTTCTATTGCCCAAGCGAATGCACTGGTTGAAAAAGCCGATCTTGCAGGGGCGGTATTTACCGGGGCGGTAGCTGTACCGGGCGGGGGCAACCTGCTGGCTACAACCAGTGCGCTGTCCAATGGAGCGGGCTCGGCACCGGGAACAATCACTAACGCGCCCACGGCGGGCAACCCTACAAAGTGGGTTGCGTTCGATGACGGCGGCACGATTCGCCGCTTTCCGTCCTGGTAAATATTCGCTACAATCGCGCCATCACCCAGCCGGGCAACCCGGCGCGCTGAGCATTTAGAGCGGCCAGCAGCTCAAAACCGTGGAAACATGAGTATGAGCAACTTTCACCGCATTGCCACGGGCGTAAACGTAACCCCCCTCACGCTGGCTATTGCCCGCCGCCCCGAGCTGTGGAAAGAAGACACGTTTTTACGCGACTACCCGCAAGGCCCGTTCGGTGAAATTGAGTCGATCATGCTGCGCTTTCCCGAGAAGCGGGTGATGGAGCAGGAGGCCGAGCAGGAGGCCTACAAGCGCGGTGAACACAAGTTTGACCAGCACGAAAATATTGACTACCCGGCCTATGCCATCCTGACCGAGGCGCGGCCTATTGTCATGAGCGTTTTTGCGGCCGTCGCTGGTGAGCGGTTGGGCCGCGTAATGATCAACAAGATCAAACCGGGCGGCGTGATTTACCCGCACGCGGACACACCGGAGCACTGCAACTATTACAGCCGTTTCCATGTTGTCCTGCAAAGCGCCTACGGTGTAGATTTTCGATGCGGGGATGAATGGCGCAACTGGGAACCCGGCGCGGTATTCTGGTTTAACAATAAGCTGGAGCACGAGGTTAAAAACCTGTCCGGCGAAGACCGCATACACATGATCATTGATGCAAGGTGCTCCAAGTGACCACCTATGCCGTAGAGCGCTGGCGTGACCTGCAAACCGAGATGATGCCTTTGCTGGTAAAGCACTGGCGCGAGGTAGCGTTGAACCATGCTGCCGTACCTTTGGATATTGACCAGGCGGGGTACAAGCGGCACGATGAATCCGGCGCGCTGCATATTGTGACGGCGCGGCGTGGCGGTGTGCTGATTGGCTACCATGTGGCAATCATCAGCCCGCATCTGCACTATGCCAGCACCCTGCACGGCCTAACGGACGTGTACTACATCGCCCCTGAGTTTCGCCACGGAGTGACCGGGATGCGCTTGTTCCAGCACGTCGAAAAAGAACTTAAAGCACGAGGCGTAAAGAAACTTTACACCGCGACAAAACTACACCTTGACCAGGGCAAATTATTTGAGCGCATGGGGTATGCCCCCATAGAAAGAGTCTATGCAAAAATCATCTAAAGAGGTGCAAAAATGGTAGCGGCTGTGGTAGGTATAGCAAGCGTTGCGGCCGGGGCATATAGTGCCGACCAGCAAAGCAATGCCGCAGAAAACGCGGCCAACACACAAGCAGGCGCTGCTCAAGCCGGGATTGATGCACAAAATGCGCGCTTTCAGCAAGTGCAACAACTGCTTGCGCCATACGCCCAGGCGGGAACGCAAGCGCTTACCGGGCAGCAAAACCTAATCGGCTTGAACGGCAACGATGCACAGCGTGCCGCAATTGATCAGCTGCAAAATTCGTCTCAATTTGACGCACTGGCACGGCAGGGAGAAAACGGCATTTTGCAAAACGCGGCGGCTACAGGCGGGCTACGCGGTGGCAATGTGCAAGGCGCTCTCGGGCAGTTTCGCCCCGCCATGCTGTCGGCGCTGATTGACCAGCAATACTCACGCTTGGGCGGGCTTACCAGCGTCGGGCAAAATGCCGCCGCTGGCGTGGGCAACGCGGGAATGCAAACGGGCAACCAGGTGACGAGCTTGCTACAGCAGCAAGGCGCGGCCATGGCGGGCGGGCAGCTTGCGCAAGGGCGTGCCCAGGCCGGGTATGCGAATGCTTTTGCCAATGGCTTGGGCGTGTTTGGCGGGCTGGGCGGTTTTAGCGGTGGGCAGCAAAATACTGTTGTGATGCCGCAAAACACAGGCGGGCAGTTTGAAGGCCTTTATGGGGCGCGGGGGCTTTAAAAATGGATCCAATCAACTACAGCCAAGACGTTGCAACACCGTTTCAATCGGCTATGCAGGGCTTCCAAGC